GGTGGTTCTATTATTATTGGACTAAGTATGTCTAATCCTGATAATCCTATATTTAAAATGTTCTAAGTGCTTGACTTCACCCGAGAGACCTGTTATAATGTGTACATATGTCCTCTTATATTGATATCAAGTTTCTCAATCTTCTCTCAACAAGATTAGAAAAATTTAAAAGAAAATCAGACTATCTATTTAACTTTAGATGTCCTCATTGTGGTGATTCCAAAAAATCATCATCAAAGGCCAGAGGTTTTGCTTATCGTAAAAAATCTGATATGTTTTTTAAATGTCATAATTGTGGCATGGGTCAAACACTAGGTAATCTAATTAAGTTTTTAGACCCTACTATGCACAAAGAATATATCTTTGAGAGATTTAAAGATGGTAAAGTACAAGAAGAAAAACCAGAGTTTGATTTTACACCATCTAAAACATTAAAAAACAAAACTGCTTACGAAAGAATACTAGACGAGTTAATAAGTTTTGATAAATTAGTACAGACACACCCAGCAAAACAGTTTGTTTATAAAAGATTGATACCTAAAGAACATTGGGATAAGTTTTATTTTTGTCCTAAATTTTATGAATGGACTAATAGCATTGTACCTAATAAGTTTCCTAGTTTAAGAGACGACCACCCTAGAGTTGTAATACCGTTCTATGATAGAGCAGGTAACTTTTTTGCCTTTCAAGGTCGAGCATTTGGTAAAGAACAACCTAAGTATATTACAATTAAGTTTGATGAAACAAAACAAAAGATATATGGTCTTGAAAGATTAGATTTAAATAAACCTGTGATGATAACTGAAGGACCTATTGATAGTTTATTTTTAGATAATGCTATTGCACTTGCAGGCGCTGATGCAGATATAAAAATTAATCATGAACAATGTACAATGATATTTGATAATGAACCACGCAATAAAGAGATTGTGAATCGTATGATAAATGCTGTTGATAAAAATTTTAATTTAGTTGTATGGCCAAAGACATTAAAATACAAAGATATTAACGATATAATTGTTTCAGGAAAGACATCAACAGAGATACAAACTCTTATAAGTAATAACACACACGGCGGACTTACAGCATTACAACATATAAACAATTGGAAAAGGATTTAACATATGACCCCTAAGAAAGAACTAAACGTAACAAAGAGAAACGGTAGGGGCAAAGAGTCCTTGAATATTGATAAGATTCATTCAATGGTTGGATTTGCAACAGAGGGTCTTACAGGGGTTAGTGCTTCTCATGTTGAGATGAATAGTGGGTTACAATTCTTTGACGGCATATCAACAAATGATATACAACAAATTTTAATTAAGTCAGCAAATGATTTAATAAGTTTAGATAATCCTAATTATCAATTTGTTGCGGCTAGATTACTATTATTTTCACTTCGTAAAAATTTATTTCACAGATTATGGGAACACCCAAATTTTATAGACCACATTAAAAAACTCGTTGATTCAGGATTGTATGACAAAGGTATATTAGAAAGTTATACTGAAGCAGAGATTGATAGAATGGGTATGTGGGTTGACCATGAAAGAGATTATAGTTTTACTTATGCAGGATTAAGACAAGTCATGGATAAGTACCTAGTACAAGATAGAAGCAATGGTGAGATTTTTGAAACACCACAGTTTATGTATATGATGATATCTGCTACATTATTCGCAAAGTATCCAAAAGAAAGTAGATTGCAATATGTCAAAAAATACTATGATGCAATCAGTAGATTTAAAATTAATATTCCCACGCCTGTTATGGCAGGTGTTCGTACTCCTCTTAGGCAGTTTGCGAGTTGTGTATTGGTTGATAGTGATGATACTCTTTCTAGTATCTTTAGTTCCGATATGGCTATTGGTCGTTATGTTGCCCAAAGAGCAGGTATTGGTATCAATGCAGGAAGAATTAGAGGAATCAATTCAAAAATTCGTGGCGGTGAGATACAACATACTGGTGTCATTCCTTTCCTTAAAAAATTTGAAGCAACGGTTAGGTGTTGTACACAAAACGGAGTTAGAGGAGGGTCAGCAACAGTTCACTTCCCAATCTGGCATCAAGAAATAGAAGATATACTTGTTTTAAAAAATAATAAAGGTACAGAGGATAATAGAGTAAGAAAACTAGACTACTCTATACAAATATCTAAATTGTTTTATGAAAGATTTATTAAAGATGAAGATATAACTTTATTTTCTCCACATGAAACACCTGGTTTATATGAAGCATTTGGTATGCCAGAGTTTGATGAGATGTATGAAAAGTACGAAAGAAAAACATCAATCAGTAAAAAGAAAATTAGAGCTCAAACTCTATTCATGGACTTATTAAAAGAACGAGCAGAGACAGGTCGTATTTACATTATGAATATTGACCATTGTAATACTCACTCATCATTTAAAGATAAAATTTATATGTCTAATCTATGTCAAGAGATTACATTACCAACAACACCTATAAAACATATAGATGACCCTGATGGTGAGATTGCTTTATGTATTCTATCTGCTATCAATCTAGGTTTAATAAAAGAGAAAGATGAATTAAAAGACTTATGCGATTTATCTGTAAGAGCACTAGAAGAAATAATTGATTATCAAGAGTATCCAGTAGAAGCTGCAAAGAAATCTACACTTGCAAGAAGAAGTTTAGGTATTGGTTACATAGGTCTTGCTCATTTCCTTGCAAAAAACAAAGTTAAATATGATGACAAAGAAGCATGGAAACTAGTTGATGAAATTACAGAGGCATTTCAATACTATCTATTGAAGGCAAGTAATACATTAGCGAAAGAAAGAGGTGCTTGTGAATACTTTGATAAGACTAAATATAGTGATGGCATTCTACCAATAGATTCATATAAAAAAGATGTTGACGATATCGTCAATAGAAAGTTAAGTTATGATTGGAATTCTCTTAGAAAGGATATCAAGGAAAGTGGATTACGACACTCGACACTATCGGCCCAAATGCCGTCAGAGAGTAGTTCGGTTGTCTCAAATGCTACGAACGGTGTTGAACCGCCTCGTGATTATCTTTCAATTAAAAAAAGTAAAAAAGGAACACTCAAACAAATAGTTCCTGATTACAACCGACTAAAGAATTTTTACACATTATTATGGGACATGAAAAGTAACGAAGGTTACATTAATACAATTTCTGTTATGCAGAAATATTTTGACCAGGCAATAAGTGGAAACTGGAGTTACAATCCAGAGAACTATAAAGACGGCGAGGTGCCGACTTCGGTAATGGCAAATGACTTATTAACTACATATAAGTTAGGTTGGAAAACTTCATATTACCAAAATACATATGACGCAAAATCAGATGTAGATGACCCATCACATTCAGTTGGTTGGCATGATGATGTAAAAGAATCTCAAACTAAAGGGGTAACTATCAATGAAGAAGATGAAGAATCTTGTGAGGCGTGTGCGATATAATGTCTAAAACATTTAATACAAACAAAGTAGATTGGCTAAAACAACCTATGTTTTTTGGTGAAGAACCTAATACACAAAGATATGACCAACAGAAATATCCTATTTTTGAAAAGTTAAATCAACAACAGTTAGGTTTCTTTTGGCGACCAGAAGAAATATCTCTACAAAAAGATAGAAACGATTTTCAACAACTATCAGATGAACAGAAACATATTTTTACATCTAATCTAAAGTATCAAACACTATTAGATAGTGTACAAGGCCGCGGCCCATGTCTGGCATTCTTGCCGTTTTGTTCTTTACCTGAATTAGAATCCATGTTAGTTGCATGGGACTTTAGTGAGACAATACATAGTCGTTCTTATACTCACATAATGAAGAATGTTTATTCAGACCCAACAGCAGTATTAGATACTATTATTGATACACCTGAAATTATGGAAAGGGCAAAAACTGTAACTGAAGCATATGACAAGTTTATAACTTATGCACATCAATATCGTTTATTTGGTAAAGGCGACCAGTATGAATTAAAGAAACTTTTATATCTAACCTTAGTTAATGTAAACATACTAGAAGGTATTAGATTTTATGTCTCATTTGCTTGCTCGTTTGCATTTGGTGAATTGAAACTTATGGAAGGTTCTGCTAAGGTTATATCTTTAATCGCTAGAGACGAAAACTTACACCTTGCCGTATCACAAAACATCATAAATAATTATCGTAAAAAAGAAGATGATAAAGAAATGCTTAAAATTATGAAAGAATGTGAACAACAAGTTTACGATATGTATGATACAGCTGTTCAACAAGAAAAAGATTGGGCAAAGTATTTGTTTAATCAAGGCTCTATGATTGGTCTAAATGATGTATTACTAAATCAGTATGTAGAATATATGGCAAACAAGAGAATGAAGGCAATTGGTCTAAACGCTGTTTATGACCAACCCGCTAATCAAAACCCACTACCTTGGACCCAACATTGGTTGAATAGTAGAGGACTTCAAAATGCACCACAAGAAACTGAGATAGAAAGCTATATCGTTGGTGGTATAAAACAAGATGTTGAAAAAGAAACATTCAAAGGATTTAAACTATGACAAGAAACCCCAGCTTAAAAACTGTATGTGAGGATTGCTCAGCCACATACATAGTAAAACATGATTTACCAGAAGATTATATAGAGCAATTTTGTCCATTTTGTGGTTCTGAACACGAAGAAATTGAAGAAACTGTGACAGATATTGATGACAACTGGGACTAAATGGACGTATGATGGTAAAGTAGTTGAAGAACTTCCAGAAGGTTGTGAGGCTTTTGTTTATCTAATAACAAATCTGACTAACCATAAAAAGTATGTGGGCAAGAAGTTAGCAAAATTCAAAACTACAAAGAAACCACTTAAAGGTCGAAAGAATAAAAGAAGAGGCACAAAAGAAAGTGATTGGAGAACTTATTGGGGCTCTTCAGAACACCTCAATGCAGATGTTAAAGAACTAGGTGAAAAACAGTTCACTAGAGAGATACTACATTATTGCCCTACTAGAGGTGTTGCAAGTTACTTAGAGGCACAAGAACAATTTGAGAGAAAAGTCTTAGAAACTGATGAATATTATAACGGTATTATCAATGTTCGTATCGGTGGTTCAAGTATTTTAAGAGAATCCCTCAAAAATAAACTGAAATAATTCCAATTAATTCCAATTAATTTATAAACCCCTGATTTTACTACCTTTTTTAGTCCATTTTTATTGGAATAATGCTTGCATTACACTCTGTTTTGTTGTATAATATATGTATATTATGAAAAAAAGTGAGAAAATAATGGAATATAATGATGTGTTTTTAATGAAAGCGTGGGACCATGAGAACAATGTTCAAGTGGAAACTGAAGGTACTTACAAAGGTGAATGTGACCATCCTGATTTAGGAACAATGGTGTTCGTTGAGTTTGCAAACAAAGACTGTCACCAAGAAGAATGGAATAGTGATGAGAAAGAAGAAACAGTAGAAATGGGTGGTCAAGATTTTTTCAAACGAATCATTCATTCTGTTGTATATCCTAAACAATACTCTTAAAAATAAGGAAACTATATTATGAAAAAATTTAAATTATATCAAATACACACAACAAAAGAAGAAGACGACCTTATCAATGCAGAAGGCCATGACGCTGTTCATAAACATAAAATGCATTTAGATATGACTTTTCGAAACAAAGAAGATACGGGTTCTCTTGCAAAACAAGCATTTGACTTAGGTTATTATTCTCATGTTAGTAATGTTACTGCTAAAAATATTGAAGATGTCTTTTCTGTAGGCAACGTGGGACCAGAATCACAAATTGAAAGATTTGCAAATACTAGTATGTATTCTGTAAGTGTTGGTGATATTGTTGAAGACAAAGAAACAAACAAGAAATTTGTTGTTGCAAGTATGGGTTTTAAGGAGGTTGCGTAATGTTTACATTGATAAAAAATATTTTAATAATTATTATGTTAGCATGGGGATATGTCTTTTTTAGTTTTACTTCTGCTTTTGCTAGTGACATGAACGAAGCAATTGCTGGTCATGTAATTAAACAACAAGTACAAGGCAATCCAGTTGACTCGTCTGCCTTATTTGAGGCAGAGATGCAAAGAGTTGCTCATAATTATTCTTTAGAAATGATATCAATTTTACAAAAATATTTACCATCTATGTTAGATAGCATTTCAGCAGAGTTGAGAGCAAAGGCAGATAAGAATTACAAGTGTGAATTACAATCAGATAAATATAAAAATAAGGACTGTAAATAATGTTTCATGTAGTTTATTCTAGACACTATTGGGACCATCAAGGTGGCAATTATAACACATTTGCAAATACTTGGACGCTATACAGAAATGTATCATATTCTCAAATAGGAGATATGCAAAGTAAAATTCATGAAATGAGAAAAAACGCTGATAAAGTATATGATGACTATGAAATAAAAGAAAAAGGCAAATTAGATTCTGAACAATTTGATAGGTCTGAAGTTTATATCGTAGATGACAGAGATTATTTTAAAACATATAAGAGTGTATATCCTGATGTTTACATTGGACCTGCTGGTCTAATACCAGCATCAGAAGATTATTACTATAGTTATGGTCAAAAAATTGATTTCATGTTAATAAAAGATTTTAATGAAGAATATACATGGTACGGTAAAGACTGGACACAAGAAGAGATACAAGCAGAATATAAAAAACGAGACAAGATAACTGCTTGACAAGTATACTAATATAGTATATAATTATATTATTAACGAGGATATATTATGGGTTTATTTTATGTACACATACCTAAAAGTTATGGTAAAAAGAAAAAGAAACTACCAAACAGTTTAGGTATGAAGAAGATGAGTAAGTCGCCTAAGATGAAAAAATTATTAGAGGCGAGAGCAAAGCACAGAAAATTTCTAATTAATCACGGTATTAATCCTGATAGAAAACTTTCTGATTTAAGAAAAGAAAATCAGAATCGTTCAGTAGTTCGTGATACACCTCTAGTTCAAAAATCTGCCGTTGTTAATAGCAACATAAAATCACTTGACACATCTAAATTAATAGGTTCAGGTGGTACTAAACCAGCACACAATTGGCGTCTAGAAGAATCTAAAAACTTTACAGTTGCACCTGCTTACAACAAAGGTGCGTATCAAGTTATCAGTCGCAAAGAAGTTAAAGACATAGGCAGATGAGCATACAACCTAAAACTTATGATATTGTCTACTATGACGAAAATGGTGATAAAGATATTATTGGTAGGTTTGCTACGATGGACGAAGCAGTAGCAGTTTACTTTCAATGTACAGAAGGTGATAAAGAAGCACAGACAAATATGAGTTATGATATTGAAGAAGGTTACGTTGTTTAGAATATTAATAATACTAATACTATTAGCAGTATTAGCTACATTAGTAAATGGTTGTAGTAGTAAACAAATACTACCAACACCTTTTGGTGAGATAAATGTAATTAGAAACTTAATAGACTTAATAACTGGTGATG